GACATTTCGAAAAAAATTAATATATTTGCATTATAAAACTTTATTAAATGGCTTTTAATTTTAGCTTTGGTTTTGGAAACAGACAGAAACGCGCCTTTGAATTTGACAAAGACGGCAATATATTTTATAGCTTATTTGACAGCATCGGTGGTCTAGCTAATAGAATACCAGATAGGGAAAAGCTAAAAAAAGTATGTGATAATCCCGCATTATTAAAAGTTATTTCTATGGATTGCGACATATTTTCACTTGGAAAAGTATGCGAATACAAAGAAGGAAAATTAATTGAGGAAGATTTTTTGTACTCAATTAAAAAAAAACCTAATTTAATGCAATCCTACACCCAGTTCTTTTGGGATTATAAATTCTGGCTAAATGTTTACGGAACGGCAATTTTATACAATCCTGACAATTCAAAGAACATTGCTAATACTTCGCTGCAATTCTTAAACCCAGCTAACATAGTTTACAATGATACTTTAATTCGTAAACTGCAAAAGTTTATATTTTCAAGTCTAACCTACAATGAAGTTTTAGAGGGTTCAATTACCTATCAATTTGACAATGGAGAATCAAAAGAAATTAAATTAAAAGAACTTACTTTTTTTCACGATTTAACAAGCGCGGGAAAATCAAATCCATTAACAGGAATTTCAAGGATAGATGCTTTATACAAAATAATTAACAATTCAGAACTTGCACTTGATGCAAAAGGAATTAATTTATTTTTGGCGGGGCGTTTTATGGTTGCGGGAAAGGCCGACCCATCTAAAACAGATTTTGCTAACATTCCAATGAGTGAAGACGAAAAGCAAAGTATTGAACAGAAAGTACTTTCTAATAAATCAATCCACGCGGTTAAGTCAATGATTGACATTAAGCGATTTGTTGAAAATATGGGTGCTTTAAAGTTGGATGAAAGTTTTGTTGCTGACTTCTTTATGTTCGGATCAATGTTCAATATTCCTAGAGATATTTTAGAAACTTCTTTGCGCGGTTCCACTTATGAAAACCAGGAAAAGGCAATGGCTCGTTTAATTGAATATTGTGAAAAGCCAAAAGCGCAAAAATTAACAGATTGGTTTGAAACTCAATTTGATTTTCAAGACATTCGTATGTCTTGGAATCATTTGATGTTTATGAAGATTTTTGAGAAAGAGCAAATAAACAATCAAAAGTTAAAAACTAGTGCGTTACTTGAATTAATGAAAGCGGGCGTTAAATTAGAAGAAATAAATACAATGCTAGAAACTAATTTTTCATCGCTCGATTATGAAGGTTTAAAAAAAATACCTACAAATAATAATATTTAATTATCTTTGTCCTATGGGAACGAAATTAACACGTCAGGAACTCGAGAAAATACAGCAAAAGCAAGAAGCCTTGAAGATGCAAAAGACAAAAGAAAACCAATTGAAAAACGGTAAAGAAATAAAAAAATGATAAATTGCAACGAACTTAAGAAGTCATTTGAAACAAAAGAATTGTTATTTGCAGAATTAAAAGCAAATAAAGAATTGATTTTGGCAGAAAAGAAATCGCAAATTCAAAAGTCTTGCGATAAAGGCAATACTTTAGTTTCAAAGTCAATCACAATTGCTAAAGGTTTGGAAGCAATAAAGGATTTTGAGGTAGACGATAATTTTTATTACGTTGCAGTAAATAGCACTAATATTTTAGACAGTCATAAAGATTTGCATTTAAAAGGCATTTGGAATAAAACTGTAAAAGAGCAACAGGGAAAGAATTATTTAGTTGCTGATCACGAATTGAAACTATTATCTACTATTGCAAATAAAGAAGATATTGAAATGTTTACTCAAATGTTGCCGTTTTCTGCAATTGGAAAAACTTACAAAGGCGAAACTGAAGTTTTGATTTATAAAGTAGCGAAAGCAAAGGTTAGAGAGTCTTATAAAGAATTTTTGGAAGGAAATATTGAAGCATCTGTAAGAATGCAATATGTTAGTATTAATTTGGCAATGAAAAGCACGTCTAAAGGAGATGAAGCCGAATTAAAAACCTATTTAGATAACATTGACTTAATTGCAAATAAAGAAGATTTTGAAGATGAAATATTGTATTTCTTTACAGTATCAGAAGCAAAAAACGTTCGGGAATCTAGTTTAGTATTATTTGGCAGTAATGAAAGTACAGGAATGATTCAAGCCGCAAAAGCACTTGAAAAAACAATAGAGCCGCCAAAAAGCACTCAAAAAACAAAAAGAAGGTATTAATCAAACACACGTAAAAAAATGAAATTTACTTACAAATCGGCAGAAGAAGTCGACAAAATGGAAAGTGCAGAATTTGCATTATACCAAACCGCAATGAAAGCACACGAGCAAGAATTGCAAAAAGCAGCTATTGAATTGGCATTAGAACCGATTAACAAGTCGTTAAACGATGCAAACGAAACTATTAAGCAATTGCAAGAAAAAGCAACTCAGGCACCGCTTAGTAGAATGGGTAACTTTGCAAAGGAGTTAAAAGATAATTTAGAAGCAATCAAAGGAATTGCAAAAGGGGATTCTAAAGAAGTAGTTATCAAAGCGATTACAAATAGAGCTTCTATTGCAGGTAACTTACAAGCGGTTGAATTGCCAGACGTTGGGCAGTTAGCAACTAGAAAATTATCAATGTACGATATTTTTCCAAAAGTAAATGTTTCTAGTTCTAATCACAATGGTACTATCCGTTACTACGACTGGGATGAAGATACAATTGTAAGAGCGGCCGCTTCTATTGCAGAAGGTGGAGTTTTTCCTGAATCAACTGCAAAGTATAAAACAGGCACAATCACAATTGAAAAAATTGGAGATACATTGCCAGTTACAGAAGAGTTCTTTGAGGATGAGGAAATGTTTGCAAGTGAGTTGGATTTGTTTTTAACTACAAATGTTGCACTTGTTATCGACAATCAAATTTGCAACGGAACGGGAGCTGCAAATACTTTAGTAGGTGTTTACGCAAGCGCACCAGCATTTGTGCCAGTAGCAAGCGGAATCCAAGACGCTAGTTTGTTTGATTTAATTGTAAAGGTTGCAGAGGATATTACCGTAACGGGTGGTTCAAAGTACACGCCAGATACAATTATAGCAAGACGTTCGGTAATTAACCAAATGAAACTTAAAAAGGATGCAAATAACAATTATTTGATGCCGTCTTTTGTTTCAGCGGATGGGTTAAATGTTGATGGTATGATCGTCATTGAATCAAACGTTGCGCCAGCAAATACTTTGATTGTATGCGATAGACGTTTTGGAAAATTGTACGTTCGTACAGGTTTGGAGTTAAGTAGAGGATTGGTAGGTGATCAATTTACTAATGATGCTTTGACTTTAAAGGCTAGACAAAGAATGGCTTTTTTAATTAGAAATGCAGACAAAAGCGGTTTCAGAAAAGTTACCTCAATTAGCGCGGCACTTGTAACTTTAGGATCATAAGCAATGAAAAAGATAGTATTTACCAAAGATTTTGCAACAAAGAAAAAAGGCGATCAAATCACAGTTGATAGTCAATTAGCTAATCAGTTAGTAAGTATTGACAAAGTTGCTGAATATCCAAAATCTAAAAAATAAAAAGATATGTACATAATAAACGACAGTTATTTTCAATCTAAAAACCGTGCAATTCCAAATTTGGATGAAGCCGATAGCAAGACTTTTGCTAATTTAGAGTTATTGATTGACGAAAACTGTCGTTTGTTATTGCGTATGTTCTTAACTAAAGCCGAAATAACCGAACTCGAAACCTATTTAGTAAATGGAATTTTTCCCGTTGTTACAACAGGGATTCCACAAAAATGGATAGATTTAGTAAACGGAAAAGGCAATTGGAAGGGACTTGTTTACAGTTTAGGAACGGCAAAACAATCACTCTTAGCGGACTATGTTTACTACTTTTTTTTAGTAGATGAAGTTAGCTATATGGCAGGAGTTGGAGACGTTAAAGCATTGCCAAAGGGAGCAACGGGAGTTAATCCTACGCAAAGAATTGTAAGGGTTTGGAATGAATTTGTAAGGGAGTATCAAGGCGCAAATGACTATTTTTATCATTCGTACACAAGCGTTTTTGATTTTAATGATGAATTAAGAAATGATTCTTTGTTAAAATTTATTTATGATAAT